TAAAAAATAGACGTTCTGGTTTTTCTTTTATGAGTTCAGCTGAAACTGTTAACTTAGCCACACTAGCTGGTGACAGTAGATTTGGGATATTATCTAAAACAGGTGCTGATGCAAAAAAGATGTTTACAGACAAAGTTGTACCAATTAGTTTAAACTATCCATTCTTCTTCAAACCAATACAAGACGGTATGGATCGTCCAAAATCAGAACTAGCATATAGAGTTCCAGCTAAAAAGTTTACTCGTAAAAAAATGAGGGAACGTGAAGAACAAGATGACATGGAAGGACTAGACACTACTATCGACTGGAAGAACACAGGTGATAATAGTTATGATGGTGAAAAACTTTCTTTATTGGTACACGATGAAAGTGGTAAATGGGAGAAACCTGATAATATAAAAAATAACTGGAGAGTAACAAAGACTTGTCTAAGACTAGGTAGTAGAATTATAGGTAAATGCATGATGGGATCAACTTCCAATGCTTTAGATAAGGGTGGTGATAATTTTAAAAATCTATATAATGATTCAGATGTTACCAAGCGAAACAGAAATGGACAAACAAAGTCGGGATTATATTCTTTGTTTATTCCTATGGAATGGAATTACGAGGGATTCATTGATGAATTCGGACGACCTGTGTTCACTGATCCTGAGCAACAAACATTTGATCCACATGGAGTAGAGATCGATCAAGGTGTTGTAGATCATTGGGATAATGAAGCTAACGGTCTTAAGGATGATCAAGATGCTTTAAATGAATTTTATCGTCAGTTTCCTAGAACAGAGGAACATGCATTCAGGGATGAAACAGGAAATAGTTTATTTAATCTTGTTAAGATATACGAACAAATAGATTATAACGAAGGTAATAGAAATTCATCTGTTTTAACAACTGGTAACTTTCAGTGGATAAACGGAATCAAAGATACTCAAGTAACTTTTAATCCAGATCCAAATGGTAGATTTAAAATCAGTTGGGTTCCAGAGCAAAAACTACAAAATAACGTTATATTAAAAAATGGCGTAAAATATCCAGGTAATGAACATATGGGAGCATTCGGATGTGATTCATATGATATATCTGGAACAGTTGACAGTAGAGGTTCTAAGGGAGCTTTGCATGGTTTAACAAAGTTTTCCATGGAAAATGCTCCAGCTAATACATTCTTTTTAGAGTATATAGCTAGACCTCAAACGGCTGAGATATTTTTTGAAGATGTCTTAATGTCATTAGTATTTTACGGTATGCCAATATTAGCGGAAAACAATAAACCAAGATTACTGTACTATTTAAGAAGAAGAGGTTATAGAGGGTTTAGTATGAACAGACCTGATAGAATATGGAATAAGTTATCAACAGCAGAAAAAGAAGTTGGTGGAATACCTAATTCAAGCGAAGATATAAAGCAAGCTCACGCAGCTGCAATTGAAATGTACATTAATGACCACGTTGGGTTACTACAAGATGGTACTTATGGTAATATGTATTTTAACGAAACTTTAAACGATTGGTCTAAATTTGATATAAATAAAAGAACAAAACACGATGCTTCAATAAGTTCTGGATTAGCTGTAATGGCTTGCAATAGACATTTATACAGACCTAATCCTAAAAAACAAAAAACATCAGTAAATTTAAAAGTATCAAGATATAACAACAGAGGATTAACATCACAAATAATTAAATAAAAGGCATGATTGAGTCTATTAAAAATTTTCCATCTCAAGCAGTTAGTGATTTAGAAAAATTAAGTCAAGAATATGGAGAAAAGGTTGCAAAAGCTATAGAGAACGAATGGTTTTCTGATACTTCAGTTAGATTTAATACTAAGTATAATTCTAATTTAAATCACTTCCACAAGTTGAGATTATATGCTAGAGGAGAACAACCAATACAAAAGTATAAAAACGAATTGTCTATAAACGGTGATTTATCTTATTTAAACTTAGATTGGAAACCAGTTCCAATAATACCTAAATTTGTTGATATTGTTGTGAATGGAATGGCTCAAAGGTCATATGAAATAAATTGTTTTTCTCAAGATGCTTATGGTATTAGCAAAAGAACAGAATTCATGGAGTCTATGCTTCGAGATATGCGTACTAAAAACTTAATGGATTTAGCAAAAGAAAATCTTGGTATAGATCTATATGAAAATAATAAAGAAGAATTACCAGATACTGAAGAAGAACTAAAACTACACATGCAGCTTAATTACAAACAAGCAGTTGAGTTAGCTGAAGAACAAGCTTTAAATGTTCTACTAGAAGGTAGTAATTACGAGTTAATTAGAAGAAGGTGTCTATATGACTTAACAACATTGGGTATAGCGGCAACAAAAACCACATTTAACTGGAGTGATGGTGCTCAAGTTGAGTATGTTGATCCAGCTAATTTAATATATTCTTTTACGGAATCACCTTATTTTGATGATATATATTATATCGGTGAAATCAAAGATATTCCAATCAATGAATTAGTAAAGCAATTTCCAAATCTAACTCAAGAGGAAATAGAAGAAATAACAAGAAGTGCGGGTAACTCGCATGACAATAGAGTTAGTAATAGAAGAGATAAAAATAAAGTTGAAGTTTTATATTTTAACTATAAAACCTATACAAATGATGTTTATAAATTAAAAAAACTAGGTACTGGCGCTGAAAAGATTATTGAAAAAGATGACACATTTAATCCTCCTGAAAATATGGACGGTGAGTTTAGTAAGTTAGAAAGAGTTGTTGAGTGTTTATTTGAAGGCGTATATATAATTGGTTGCGGAAAACTATTAAAATGGGGTATGGCTCCAAATATGATGAGAAGTGATTCTGATTTTAATAAGGTTAAAATGAGTTATCAAGTTGTGGCACCTAGAATGTATAATGGTAAGATAGAATCTTTGGTTGGTAGAATAACAGGTTTTGCTGATATGATTCAATTAACTCACTTGAAGTTACAACAAGTGATGGCGAGAATGGTTCCTGATGGAGTTTATTTAGATGCTGATGGTTTAGCTGAAATAGATTTAGGTAACGGAACAAATTATAGTCCTCAAGAAGCTTTAAACATGTTCTTTCAAACTGGTAGTGTTATTGGTAGAAGTTTTACTTCAGATGGAGATATAAATCCTGGTAAAGTACCAATACAACAAATAAACAACGGGGTAAGTGGTGGAAAAATACAAGCTTTAATATCTACGTATAATTATTATTTACAAATGATAAGAGATGTAACAGGTTTGAACGAAGCAAGAGATGGTAGTATGCCAGATAAAAACGCTTTAGTTGGTGTTCAGAAATTAGCTGCAGCCAATTCTAATACAGCCACAAGACATGTTTTACAATCTATGTTGTTTTTAACGGCTGAAGCTGCGGAGTGTTTATCTTTGAGAATATCTGATATAGTTGAATACTCACCAACAAAAGAAGCTTTTATACAGGCTATAGGTGCTCATAATGTTGCTACACTAGAAGAGATGAAAAATTTACATCTTTATGATTTCGGTATATTTATAGAATTGTTACCAGATGAAGAAGAAAAAGCTATATTAGAAAATAATATTCAAGCCGCTTTGTCTCAACAAACAATTGAACTTGATGACGCTATAGACTTAAGAGAAGTTAGAAATGTGAAACTAGCTAATCAATTACTTAAAGTAAAAAGAAAAAAGAAGTTAGAGCGTGATCAAAAAATACAACAAGAAAATATTCAAGCTCAATCAGCTGCTAACCAAGAGGCTCAACAAGCAGCGGCTCAATCAGAAGTTCAAAAAAATCAAGCCAAAACAGAAGCTGAAGCTCAACTTGAAAGAACTAAAAGTGAACTAAAAATTGAATACCTAAGACAAGAGGCTCAAGTTAAAAAGGAGTTAATGTCCTATGAATTTCAATTGAATTCTCAATTAAAAAATGAGGAAAGAGATATATCAACTAAAATGGAAATGATGCGTGAAGACAGAAAAGATGGTAGAGTTGATAGACAAGCTGCTCATCAAAAAGGCATGATAGAGCAAAGAAAACAGGGTGATTCACTTAATAAATTTGAATCATCAGGTAATGATATAGTTACAGGGGGAGCTGGATTAGATAGGTTTGCTCCTGATTTTTAATATTTTATAAAATTTTATTATGGCAAAGAAAAAAGAAAAAAAAGAAGTAGTCGAAAAGACTGTTGAACAAAAAGTTGAACAACCAAAAGAAGAGGTTGTTGAAAACAAAATAGATGAATCTAAATTTGAAAGTGCTGGAGATGATAGTATATTTAAAGTTGATTTATCTAAACCAGTTACTGATAAAAACGATAAAGAAGAAATAAAAGCTAGTGACACAGAGGAGGACGTTGTTGTT